CATATTATATGCTATAATAGTGGCATAAAGAACAAGGGAGGAACAAACAATGAAAACTGTCAACGAGCTTTTTGCAATGCCGAACTTTACCACAGACGTGATTGCTTCTAAGTCCTTCGAGTACAATGGTACAACTGTTACCGCTGAGATGTCCGTCATGCGCGACAAGTCCGGTGAGGTCGTGAACGGTAGTTGCTATGCTTATTACAACGGAATCTACCATTCGGCTCAGAACTACCAGGAAGCGATCCGCATTGCAGAGGAGATCATCGACACTTGGAAGCAGGGGAAAGATTACAAAGGAGGGAACTAATATGACCAACAGAGAGGCGTATGTGTTTGGATGGGTGTTTGGTAGATTATACGCAGAAGCCTTCCCAGAAGAGATCGGAGGGGATATAGCACTTGCTGCACCCCGCCCGTACGCAGCAAATGCCCGTATTATTTCGGACGCTCACCGCATTGGGATTTTGAAAGGCGGTCTTGACAAGCAGGTTGGAGAGGCTCTGTGCGAGATCACAAGTATTGATCCGCCTATGGACGGAAGGGTTGAGAAATACCAACCACTGGAGATACAAGGTTCCTGGCAGATTGGCTATTTTGTGGGTAGAGGTAAGCGATCACTTCCCCAGGAGACATTTGACATCTCCGCCGCCCGCCGTGCCAAGAAACTGACACAGGCCCAGCTAGCCGAACAGATGGGCGTTGACCAGGCCCTAGTCTCCAGGTGGGAGTCAGGGAAGGTAAGTCCAAATAAGGACAATCTTTCAAAACTCAAGGAAATATTGCTCTGAATCACCGCCCCTTCTGGGGCGGTTTTTTTGGGTATCGCCGCCGCCCTCGTGCGGACAGGAGCGACGTATATACCCCTTGTGGGGTATTTTGCGGGTTGTGTGCAGGCTATCCGCTGGCCTGTCCGGGGGTCGGGAACAGCGCCCTCCGCTTTTTTGCGCGCTCTGTCCAGCGTGTGTGCCGCGTGGAGGGTGCGACCCTTCGGCCCGTATCTTGGGCTGGCTCTTGCCTGCGGCATATATGGCCGCCCCTTATGCGGTTCGGGGCGGCTATTGATTAGGAGGGCCCGTTTTTCGCCACGGAGCCGGGCAGAAGAAAGATGGGAGTGGGTATCTCTACCCGCTCCCATTTTCTCATGTATTCTGAATCCTGTCCCCTATATCTAGGATTTTCAAAAATTTTTTTGATTTTTTTCGGGCAGGAATCGTATGAATGTCTCTTCTGTTTCAAACTGTGCTCCACACGCCGAACATCTCCTCCGGCGGACAATTTTCCCTTCCGGCGTTTCCCGCGTGTCATATACGGAGCTATCTTCTCCGCAAACTGGGCACATCCGGGCCGCTCGTTCTATGTCCAGCATCCCGCTCATGTCACACCCTCCCTGATTCGCCGGTCCCACCGCTCCAGCTTCCCGGCCTGGATCCGCGCCACCTGGCCCCAGTCTACAAAGCTGATGGCCTCCAGTGCCTCCGCGCAGTTGAGCACGTTGGCCACCTCCTCGTTGATAAGGGCCCGCGCCTTGCCCTGTGTCAGCGGCGTGGTGCCCACCAGCACCCTGCGCATCTTGAGCACCGCCTGGGCCAGCTCAGAGCACTCCTCCGCGCACTGACACAGGATCTCCTCCGCCCCCAGCTGCTCCGCGATCCTGCGGAGCGTGTCATTGTCACTCATACAATCAGTCCTCCATGTTGATCGGCGTCCCCACCGTCCCCACGCTCTCGCCGCTCCCTGTTGCCCGGAAGAACTCCCCGGGCATGGGGAACATCCATCGGAACATCAGATAGTTGGCCGCGTCCACCAGGTGCTCGGTGTTGTGGTCCCGGTGGAAAGCGTCCAGGCACAGTTGGGCCGTCTCCAGGGCATCCACCCGCCCCTCGCCGAAATTTTTCCGGGCCGGGCCGTATTTGTGATGCGACACCTCCACACGGTTCCTGCGCAGCCGGTCAAACTCCTCGCTATAATCGTTGTTGGCGCTCATTGGAAAACTCCTCTCTCAGCGCCTCCGCGCTGTCAAAGTACTGTGTACTGTACATCCCAGGCCGCCACCGCTCCAGCCGGATCAGGTAGGGCACGGACCAGGCCCGGGAGGCGGGGCAGGTGCTCACCCGCACCCGCAGCGCCCCCCAGCGTCCGCTCGATCTCCATCTCACCGCAGCGGTGGTGGGCCCGGGCGATGGTGTCCAGATCCTTATCCGTCAGCAGATTATCCATCGGCGTCCATCTCCATCCTAGCCATAATCTCCGCCTTCCGCCGCATACACCAGGCAAACACTGGGAACCTAAAATCCTTTTGGGTGGAGCACTGCGACAAAAATCCGCAGGTCTCACAATGCCCGCCGACGATGGCCTGAGAGATCGCCAGTCCCTCGGCCTGCTTTTCGGGCGGATATGGCTGGTCAAACATGGTGATGTGCGTATATGATTTACAGCTCATGTCACCCCTCCTCTGGTGGCTCCGGCAGTGGCATCCAGTAGGTGACCGTCGGGTCATCCCACTCCGGCCACGTCTCCACGATCCACCCCTCTGTACGGCTGTGCGAGGCAATCTCCATCGCCTCGTCCAGCGTGATATTCGTCTGTGGCCTGCCGCTAACAATGCATAACACCATCACATCATCATCCGGCAGCCTATCTGCCACACTGATCCACGACGCATCCCGCAGAACCTCAATCGCCTCCCGAATGATGGCGCAACCACTGGTGGAACAGTTGTGCTCGTGCCTGCAGCCCAGGCAGGCCAGAGAGCCGGTCTGCACCTTCAGCCGCCTCAGTGCGGCAATCAGATCTTCAATTTTCATTTTGGATCTCCCTCTCCTCATCCTCCAGGTACATCGGACACTGGATCACCGTGTAGGAGGTCATCCCGTGGGCTCGCACCTGTTTTTTCGGGCCTGCGACAAATCGTGTGGGATTTCTTTCTTGTGACATTCAATTATTTCACTTTCCTTTCGACATTTCGCGTGGTATTATGCACTCAAACAGAAGAAAGAAATTCGATTGCAAAAATGTAGAATTTATAAAGTCTTACGAATTGTAATTCCATCCATTTTTTCAAAACTAATTACCCACACCCACGGGTTTGCTTCCCATCCGTAGAGTGGCAGGTCTGCCGACTTGATGGTTGTATTCCAAAGCCTCACGAAATCATTCCAGTCTGTAACCCCTTCGTCCATAGCAGAAAGTGCGCTTATTTCTCGCAACCTCTCCACGCTCACTTCCTTCACCCTCAGGAATAGCCGTGCGGCCTCCTTCGGCATATAGATGGATGGGCGCCATTTCGGCTCTGCTGCATATCCGGCAGCTTTTGCGCTGCCTCCGTCCGCCTTGTAGATATAATGGTCGCACCAGTCGCCATTCCACGTCTCACGCACCCACAGGATGTCGCCGGGCTGGTAGGGTGGAAAGAAATTGTACAGCACATCCATCCCAGCAACATGGCACACAATGTTTAAGCCCTCTTCGGGGTCGTGGAAACACATAGGCTTGTCCAATGGCTGCGGCTTTACCACCCGCCGGGTGACGGTCTTCCTTCCATCCAAGACGGCCCGAACCATCTGGGTATTAAACAGGATTGGCTTCATGGTTTTCTCCTTTCAGCGCCGTCTCTGCCTCCTCATGGGTTAGCGCCTGTGTTCCGTCAATCGGCTGTCCGCAGTAAGGGCATTGATACATAGGCACTTCGCAGGAATCGGCTTCCTGGAATCCGCCCATGAGGTCGTGCTTACAGTTGGGGCACAAGATAGAATCGTGGTTGTCGTCGCCCCATATAAGGGGCTTCCGAGGTTCATCCAGCATCACCAGCCGCCCCTCCCGGCCGGCCTGAGCCAGCTCTTGGATGCGGTCCAGGTCGTAGTCATCGCCCAGGATGTCCTCAATGGATTTCAGCCGCTCCCACACCCTGCGCTGGGAGCAGTAGCCCTCCTCGCAAAATGGGCCACCCAATTCCTCTCGGCACATGGATATGTCGCAAAATTCCCCATCAAATGTTAATCTCTCCATACGTCTCCCTCATATCTCCGGTGTAGATCCGTGCTCTACCAGCCACTGTGCGCTCCTGCGTCTCTGCTCTGTGGATGCTGAGGTGATATTACAGATTGCCTTGTGGACCGACAGCCAGAATACTTTATCACTGCTCGGGATAGGCACGCCATACTTCCGGCAGTATCCCTTTATCTTCTCCTCGTCCAGAGACAGGAGCGCTGCATCCCGCTCCTGTACAAAATTGCTTATGGCCATGCTTAACCACCCTTCCTGAATCTGGTTTTAAAATCCCCTGGCTCGAACAGTTCGCACCTCGGGAGCTCTGGCCTGCGTATCTCCGGCGCACGCTGCCCGCAGTCGATTATGCAGGGCATGGTGTGATAGTCCTTGGACCGCTCCACTGTGCTGCAGTATCCGGCCCCATGCGGCCGCGTCTCGTCAAGCCACTTACACCCATGGCAGTTCATGGCGTTTTGCCTCCTCCAATCCTCATCTGTTCCACCCCGGTCTCCCGGATCTCCACCACCCGCGTATCTCCGTACCGCTCCAGGCACATGGCCAGGTGCTCCTTCACACCGATGGCCTGACCGGGCGGGGCATCTACCTGAATCACGATGGTCAGCATTACTCTGCCTCCACCAGTTCCCCATTCATCAGCTTGTACCAGGTGTCCGCCTTTACCGTCTCGCCATCCACCACAACGGCCTTCCAGTGGGCAAGATCATAGCTGTTTTCTTCCTCCTCCGCAATAACCAGGATTGCGCCCAATCCGCCCCGGATCATCACGCCGTTACCCCGGACCAATCCAGTCCCGTTGACTCCGACGGTTACGCTCCCTCTCGATGTTGCGGCTCCACAGGACCCGGCGGTTGCGGCTCCATAGTCCCCGGCGGTTGCGGCTCCACAGGCCCCGGCGGTTGCGGCTCCACGGGCCCCGGCGGTTGCGGCTCCACGGTCCCCGGCGGTTGCCTGTTTGGGATCAGTGTGCTCCGTGGTTGTATGCGACTTAACATAATCAATGTGCGCCTTGACCAGACCCGGAATCCCAATTTCAGCCGTCAGCGTCAGCTCAGAGGACGCGATCTTGCTGTCCTCGTTGTCTTCATCTACAATGCCGCCAGCTTCACAAGCAAAATATCGACTTTTATTCGGAGCGAAATATCTGAATACATCCAGCGGGGTCTTGCAGGAGTGGAATCCGCTCCCGCCGCATCGGATGGCCCCGTTATCCTCGTACTTTTTTCCTAGCTCATACCGGAACCCACCATGACACTTCATATCCTTGTCGGTCCCCTTATAGGTAGTTAACTTATTGCTCATATTATCCTCCTGTTTGTTAAGTCATGGCTCCTCGCCCGCCGCTTATACTCCTGTAATGTCCTCTCCGACTGGATCCCAGTCCGCCGCATGATCTCCCTATCAGTCATCCCAGCCCGCAGACAGTCCGACACCGCCCGGACATCATATTTGGGTTTCTGGCCCCGGCCGGCGGAGTAGTCCTTCCCGTCGCTCACATACAGCGGGCAGGCGACCACACGGTATGAGGCCCCGCAGCCCCGCTTCCATGTAGGCTCTGCCGTCCACCCAGGCACAGGCTGGAATTTGATGTGCTTGGTCTCCGGGTCCCGCTCAGACCACGGGCAGTCCCCATAGCACCTGGCGCAGCTCAGACACAGTGTGTCAGCCATGAGCAGCCTCCCACACGCCGGCCTCCCGGAGCAGTACATTCCATTCCCTGGGGCTCATCCCTCTGGCCGCGGCCTCCCGCAGCGTTGGCAGCCCACGCTCCCGCAGTTCCTGGTGCCACTCTTCCTGCCACGCCCTCAGCCTGGCCATGCTCTCCGCCTCCAGCGGACCGGGCGGGGCGTACCGCAGTTTCTCCCCCTGAGCCAGTGGCGGCAGGCGGGCCAGAATCTCCGACAGGTCCGGCCAAAAGCGGCAGCTCTGGGCGTGTTCCCGGGCCGCCTGAAACAGCTGATCCCGGCTGTACCCCTCCGCCGCGGCGATCCATTCCTGAGCCCTGGTCCGCGTCAGTTTTGGGACCTTATCCGGCGGACAGTTTGGGTGCAGCACACGGAGATAGCTGAACAACGCCTGAATATCTTCGATCTGCACAACAAAAACTCCTTTTGTTTCTCTTTTTTTGCGCGCCTGTTAACACTCCCTGTTCTTCTCTTAGAGCTCTTCCGCAGAACGTGCGCGCCGTTAGAAGTAGAGGGTATAGATTTTTGAGTTCTATCTTTAGAACGACCTCTCCTATCCCTATACCTATCCTATCCTATGTGTCATTCGCAGGCCGCAAATGGGCATTTGCATGACACAGATGGGCGTTACCCCCCGTTTTTGGGTATGAAAACCAAACCGACGCTCTCGTCGGCTCCCAAAAGCCAGTAATCGGCTATGACAGACCTTACCCGGCGTTTTTTCAGCGCCGGTACAAAACTGCGCTGGATGCCCCTGCTCGTAAGTACTCCGTGCCCCTCGTACAGCATGCGGTCAAACAAGCCAATACGCAAGCACAGCCCGACGGTATCCTGTACCGCCTTTGACCCAACTCCGCCGCCGATCCGTCTTGCAACGCTGGCGGCATCATCGCAGGTCCATGGCAAAAAGTATCCATGCAGCCCGAAGGCCCTTTGGCAAAGATAGAAATAGATCGCAAACCCGGCCACACCCTGACCGTCGATCAGCTTGTCTATCTTCGGATCTTCAAATACGTCCGTGGCCCAGCCGGAGAACTCAATGCCCTCCTTCGGCCGTCCGGCCATCTCATCACCCGCTTTCTACCGGCGGGGCCAGGATGCCCCAGCCCCGCCAATTATTCACATCATCACAACGACCTTTCCGGCGCTGATCTCGTCGGCCAATTTCTCCTCGAAGTACGCCACAATGGATGCCTTAGCTTGCATCTTCCACATTCCGCCGTCAGCCTCGAACAGACCCACGTTGCCGTCCTCGTCCAGACGAAGGATAAACTCGCTCTCCGGCTGCTCCACCTCCAGGAAAGTGCGGTAGGGCCGCATGGATACGCGGGGCTTGACCTGGACCATGGACTTGAGAGAAATACCCTGGCGGGCCTCCACCTCCTGGCTCACGCCGTTGTCCCGGGTGGTGATACCGTTCTCCTTGTTGATGCGGGAGAGCAGGTCCAGCAGGTAATCCACACCTTCTCCGGGTATAAACTTGCTCCGCAGCTCAATGATGGCCTCCTCCTGCTCCCGGAAGCCTCCCTGGAATCCAGGCACATCGCAGGCCGCCTCATACAGGCTGTCCCGGCACATCTCACTGTCATAGGTGGAAAACACAGAGACCTTCCGTGCTCCGTCCACCCGGACGAACATAGGCAGGTTGTTGAACACATCCAGCTCGTTCCGCAGCAGCTTCACGATGCTGTCCAGCCCGCTTACGCTGATCTGGCGGGGGCGGTCCACATGAGGGTCGATACGCACCAGTTCCCGGTCGGAGTAGGTGTCGCCGTGGATGGTGTAAGTCTTGTTGTCCTTGAGGGACACAAGATACTGAGCAAATTCCTTCAACATGATGTAGTCTCCTTTCTGTTATGCCTGCTTGATATTGGCGAATTTCAGAACTTTGGGTTGGTCCTGCTTTCCGCCGTCCATCCCCAGCTGCCCAGGGACCTGGGGCGTCATCTCGGCCACCACCATTTCGCCGGTGCCCGGCTGATTGGTGATATAGAGGCTGGTGGTGATGGGGTCCGTAGGGACCAGTGTGCTCTTGGCTGTGGTCTGTACAGTGATGGTTCTACGGTCCGCGCTGGGGGTAAGCTCCAACCCCACAGTGATCTTTCTCTTCCCGTTGGGCTTAGTGTTGGGGTCCAGGATATTGTCAATGACCCTGCCCATCTCATAGTCCACCCGCTCCAGAATGGCGCCCATGGACATCTCCAGGATGCTTTTCTTTTCTAATTCATTCACTTTACTTCCTCCAATCGCTCACGTGGGCACACTGTGACCTGCACCCGATCCCCCACCACCTGCTGCACCAGGCGGCGGAACATCCACTCATTGCCGCAGGCGTCGGACAGATGCATCAGGTACACCTCCCGCACCCGGGACTTGTCCAGGCCCGCCAGCCAGGCGCAGGCCCTGGACACGCTCATGTGGGCGTTGGCCACCCGACGGCGCACCTTCTCCGGCATCCGCTCCGACCGCTCCAGGGCGGCCTCGTCGTAGTTGCACTCGATGGCTACCAAATCCACACCGGGGAACTGATACCCCAGGTTGACCGTGTCTGTGGCAAAGACCAACTTGTCCCCGTCCGTCCGGCTGCGGATCAGAAAGCCCATAGGCTCCGCCGCGTCGTGAAAGGTTGGGAATGGGAGTATATCGAAGCTGCCAAGGGTCACCGCCTCACGGTCCTCCAGCGGTTCCAACTGTTCGCACCCAAGTGCTTCCGCTGTCCCACGGCTGGCGTAGACCGGAACCCCGCTCCGGATCAGCTGCTCATAGCAGCCAGCGTGGTCCTTGTGCTCGTGGGAGATCAGACACCCGGCGATACCGGACACGCCGAAGCCGGTCAGCTTCTGGAGCTTTTTCCAGCTCACTCCGCACTCGATCAGCAGACAGGTCGTTCCGTCCTCCACCAGATAGGCGTTCCCGTGGGAGGAGCTGGCCAATGGGATCAGCTTCAAATGGGACAACCCCCTTCGTCCTTGCAAAGTCCGCTTCGCTCCGCCTGAGCCGGGAAGTCCACCGTATCCGTTGGCGTGTGCTCCTTCTGGTACTGGGTGGACTTCTTGATTTTCTTCTGTATCCACTCCGGCAACGCCTGGAACACCGCGTCGTCCCATTGTTCCATGTCCCAGCAGATGGGTTCTGTGTCCGTCTTTGGCGCCGGCATCCCCTTGGGCAGGGGGATCACACTGTCCACATTGGCGTACTCCCCGGTGTCGTTGAGCACCACGTTCAGCTGGCAGGCGCGGCCAATCTGATCGAATAGTTCCAGTTCCCCAAATTGATCGTCGCTGTACTGCACCCCATTCCAGCTGCTCAAAAAGCCCCGCAGATTGCTCTTTTTACTGGTGGCCATCGAGAAGGACCGGGACAGCTGCCGTGGCTTCACTTCCCCGTCCACCTCCACCGTCTCACCGGACAGTTCCCATATAAACTGAACCTCGTTTCGGTAGTTCTTGAACTTCTCGCTGTACTGCTCCCCCAGATCCACCACGCCCACGCAGGTGGCAATGTACACCCCCGGCTCCACAGGTGGGAGCTTGGGCTTCGCCCGGTCCTTAATTTTCATGTTCACACCTCAGCTTTTTGTCTCCCGCGCTGACCACCAGGCGGACGGTCTGGCTTCCCACAGGCAGCAGCCCGGTCACGCTCTCCGCGTTGTCGATGAACAGCGGCACCCGCATCCCATAGTGCTCCGACAGCGTCTGGATCACATCCAGGCCGGCGTTCACTTTGGATCCGTTGTTCATCGACCGGTATGGGACCCCATCCACCGTGGCCTCACAGCAGTCGGCCAGCCCTCCGTTGACCTGCTCCTGGAACAGCTTCCACCGCACCAGCCGGAACCGGCCATTGATCTGGTCCTCAATGTACCGCACCTTGCAGCGGCTGAACTCGTCGCACAGGAACAGCAGCTTGTCCAGCTCCTCCAGCTGCTGCCCACTCTCCCGGGCCTCCTGCCGCAGGGTCTCCATCCGCTCTCTGGCATAGTCCAGCATGGCCTTCCGGCCCAGGTCCCGGTCCAGCCTGTCCAGCTGCTGCTGGAGCTCCAAAATGCGCCCCTCGATCTCGGTTCGGATCGCACCGTTCTCCCGGCTCAGGCCGTCCGCCTGATGGCGAGCCTCCTCCAGGGCGGCGGTCAGCTCCGCCTCCTGCCGGGCAAATCCGGGAAGGTCCTCCACTTCCGCGGGGGCCGGGGCTTTGTACGCTTCCAACTCCGCCCGGAGCCGGGCGATCTCGTTTTCCGCCCGGACCCCAGCCTCAATGGCGTCTTCCCGGCGGGCCTGTGCCATAGAGCGGTCCGCCTTGGCACGGTCCGCCTCCTCCACAGCCTCCGTCTGGACTCTCTCCCGGTCCACCTCAAATGCCGCCCGGGCGGCCTTTTGGGCCTCCTCCGGCATCCTCTGTCCGCAGGTGGGACATACCGTTTCCTCAAAGATCCGCTCGGCTGCCTCAGACCATCTGGCCCGGCACTGCTGGATCCGCTCCTCCAGATGCTCCATCAGATCCTTTTCGTTCCGGGCCAGTTGTGTGCAGCGCAGCAGTTCACGCTCTGCCGCCCGGATCTCCGCCTCCAGCACCGGCCTCCGGTCCTCCACCGGGACGATCTGGCTCTGCCGGTGCAGATGATTCTCATTCCGAAGCGCGGCCAGCTCGTTCTCAAGCCGGGCCACATCATTCCGCTTGGAGGCCAGCAGGGTGTTGTTCTCCAGCTGGATCAATTCCCCCCGCAGGCTGTCCCGCCGTGCGGCCACTTGCCCCCGCTCCTCCTCCAGAGCGGTGAAGTCAATCCCCTCCAGCTCTGACACCGTCTTTTTGCACTCGTCCAGACGGGCCGGAACTGTATCCCTGGCTCCGTTCAGCCCCCGGCGCTTGGCCTGCAGCTTCTTCTTGTAGTCCTCCAGGGTCAGCCGGCCCATGGACTCCATCAGTGCCGCGAAGCGCGGCTCCCGCTCCATGATCTCCCGGTCGGAGGTCACGCCGCACACCTCGAACAGGGCCTCCCGCCGTTTCCGCCAGTCCAGCCCCTCGCAGAACCAACCCACACTGGTCAGCATCCGCCATCGCTCCTCACCGGCCAGCTCGTCCACCTTCGCCTCAAAGGCATACTTCTTCACCGGGACATCGTCCACATAGTACTCGCTGGTGTTCCCGTCATAGGTGGCGTCCGCGTTCCCGCGCTTCACGCTCCACTTCTCATAGTAGGTCTTGCGCAGCGTCACCGGCTCCCCGTCCGCCCACAGCGTCGCAGAGACCTCTGTCACCGCCCCATGGTCCGCCACCTCTCCGGCGGCGTCCAATGGCTTGATCTCAAAGCTGCCGTTCCCACGGCTGTCCTTCCCAAACAGCAGCCAGGTCAGCGCGTCGTATACCGTGGTCTTGCCCGCGGCGTTGTCCCCGTAAATGCTGGCGTTGCGCCCATCCAGCGGCAGAGATAAGCTCCCACAGCCCTTAAAATTCCGGATCTCCAGATCCATCAGTTTCAAATCCATCTTGACGATTCCTTTCTTGTCCCATATAATATGGGTGTCTTACTATTTCTTTGCCGTCGTTGGTGTGCCAGCACCTGCGGCGGTTCTCTTTTTTGCGCGGTATTCCCGCATATAGTTCCGGGCTCGTTCCCGCACCTTCTCCCGGTTGGCTTCGTAGTAGGCCTTCTTCTGTGCGGCCACCTTCTGTTTTTTCATCGGGAGTGCACAGAACTTCGCCTCTCGGTCCAGCTCACGGCTCCGGTCCAGATCCTCCTGTGTCAGGCGGAACTCCTTCTCGATCTCCGCATCGGCGGCTGCCATCTCAGCCAGCTCCTCCGGCGTAAACATCACGCCACCTCCACCAGCCAGATCCCGACGCTCATGCCCAGCGCAAACACGCCGAACAAAAACGCGGTGACCAGCGCGATCCATATCAGCTCCTGCGCCCGCTGCTTCCGCTCATTCCTCGTCTGATTCATTTCATCACCTCTCTCAGTTCTATCGCCCCGCCCAGGACAAACAGGTTAAAATACTGCTCCTGATCCAGCCGGACAGGCTCGTCCCGCAGGAGTTTTCCCATGCTCTTCTCGCTGATACCTGTTGCGCTGGCCAGCTTCCTGGCATCCAGCCCGTGCCGGCTCATGGCAGTCTCCGCGATCCGCCGGACGATCTCATACGCGGTTCTCATCGCTACCCTCGCTTTCTGCCCACCGGTCCAGAAGCTTCGACATAACGGCCACGGTATTGCCCATCAGTTTGACCATGTCGCCAAAGGTCACATCATACAGTGCTTGGTTCAGCCGGTCCATGTGGAACTTGGTATTTGCGTTTTGCTGCTCGATCTCACGAGCGGTACTGTTCTCATTCAGCATAATTTTTCCTCCTGGCTCTTGACGGCTCGAAGGAAAAGTAGTACACTTGTTCCAACAAGCCTAGTCGGCGCAATCGATTAGGTTTGCAGCCCTGTCGGATCTGCTCATCCGGCGGGGCGTTTTTATACCATTCCGCGGCTCTGAACGATGGCCTTCGCCACCAAATCTGTCTCGTATCCCCGCTTTCTGGGGCCCATCCGGATCGCCGGGATCCCGTGCTCCTCTGCCCACCGGTCCCCATTGACCGCCCGGGCAAAATAACCGGCCTCCCTGGCTACATCCGTGGGAGACATCACCCCACCGTGCCGCTCATACATCAGGCGGCGCTTTTCGGCGACTTCACGGCCCATGGCACTCTGTGCGCTGGTCGTGTATCGGCTCATCTTCTCACCCCCTTCTTAAATAGTCCGGTTTATCGGACTTCCGCTCTGGTATCTTGATTGTAATTCTGGATCTCTAAAATATCGCAGATAGCCTGGACAATCTTGGGGGCATTGCGCTTCCCCTTCAGAATTTTGTCCATGTACCCACTGTCCGCAAAAAGCCCCGTCCGGTTTGTGATTTCAGACTCCAACCACTTCTGTGTCTTTCCACGCTTTAGCAGCTCCGTCTTTACGCACAAACCAAACGACGTGAATTTGCACGAATCCACGAAAATACCTCCCTCCTTATATTTGCTGTTGACAAGTACTTAATATTGTACTAATATGTAAGCACCACCAAACATTGTACTCATTTGAGCGCTTGTCATGTTTGTATTTTAGTACTGCCACGAGTACAAGTCAAGCATTTTGTGCTATATCGAGTACTTTTGTTGTTATAACCAAAAAGGAGTACTTGAATATGGGCGAATTGTACGACAGGATAGCTTCCTTATGTTCAAATAAAGGGATAAAACCAGGAAAGATGTGTAACGATCTTGGAATAAGTAGAGGAAGCATTGGGGATTTGAAAAAAGGGAGAAGGGAAGGAATTTCCATTAAAACAGCAACAAAAATTGCCGACTACTTTGGTGTCACAACCGATTATCTCTTGACTGGTGAAGAAATAAAAAAAGCACCCACCCCGGAGGGTGAACGCAAAGTCAGCGACAACGATATTAAATTCGCTCTGTTCGGGGGCGATGGTGAAATCACCGATGCCATGTACAATGAGGTAAAACGCTTCGCCCAGATGGTCAAACTTCGGGAGGAGGCGGAAAAGAAGAAGGAATAAACATGGAAACATACGAATTGTACCAGGTGGCCAAGGATAGAAATATTCCTGTCATATTGTTGGACATTCCAGAAAACGGATCTATGTGCATCCAATCAGATGCAGGAAGATGCTACATCGGAATGGATTGTGATGTAGTTGACGGAGAAGCAGACCGCCGAGTACACTTGGCACATGAGCTGGGGCACTGCGTAACCGGGAGCTTTTACAACCGATGGGCGGCTCGGGATCTCCGTAAGAAGCATGAGCATCGTGCGGATAAATGGGCGATAACGCATTTGGTCCCAAAAGAATATTATGACCAAGAGATTGCTGCCGGCCGAACTGAAATTTGGGAGCTGGCAGAACAGTTTAATGTATCAGAGGATTTCATGAAAAAGGCCGTATGCTTTTACACATACGGCAATCTGAACCCAGAATTGTATTTGTGATTCAATAACTTGGGAGAGACGTACAAGGAGAGGAAATATAAAATAAAGGGAGCTGCTAGATATGGCGATTATTCATTGTCGAGAGTGCGGAAAAGAAGTATCCGACCAGGCGCCGACTTGCCCGCATTGTGGGTGTCCGATGAGCCAAGAGACCCTATATGGCGTGATACACTTTCATTGGGATGATCCGAAGTGGAGCCTGCTTGTAAAAACCGATGTTTTTATTGATGGGAAAAATATTGGATCTATGAAGTGCTCTGAGCAAATGGACATAAGTGTGCCGTTCGGAGTGCATACGGTTGAACTGATTCTTAACCGAAAATGTGCCGTTCGTGAAAGTGTTGTTATCGGCGAAACAAATCCAAAAGAATATTTCATATATAAAAAGACCGTATTCACGTTGGAGCGAATTCACGATACAGACGTTCGCGGGACCAGAGAACGAAAGAAAATTAAGGCAACACAGACGGCATTCGGGCTTGTTTTTGCTGTTTCGATTATAGTATTTTCGTGGCTCATCACCTCACAGCCGAATGACTCCCCAGAGGTAGAACCATCTGTCTCTGCGAGCGGATCTATATCAGTTGAAGAGCCGCCTATCAACATCTCAGCAAGAAATCTTTACAACGCCTATACTCAAAATACTGTAAATGCTGATGCGCTATACAAAAACAAACGTGTTGCTGTTACAGGCACAATTACGAATATTGGCCAGGATATGGTTACGAAAAAACCATGTATCAGTTTGGATTCCGGATCAGACCTTAACCTTTATCCGGTCCAATGCTTTTTCCAGGAATCAAGCAGTGACTTGGCCTCACTGAGAGATGGAGACTCTGTAACGATTGTTGGAGAGTGTACAGGCTTTTTTGTCGCAAACGTCCAGTTGTCAGATTGTACACTGCAATAATAAAAATCCCCGCCCCGGTGTTGGCGCACCAGAGCAGGGAAAGGGCAGAAGCTTTGACAGGCACTCTGCCCTTCTATTTTAAAATGAATAGGAGGCATTGTCAATGGGCGAATACATCAGAAAGACCGCCCGGTACAACGGGAAGAAGTATGAGGCCACAGGAAAAACGGAACTGGAGGCCATGACCAAGCTGGCAGAAAAGCTGGCTACAGCCAAGCGTGGTGAAGAGACTGTTGGCGGGTCCATGACTGTCAATGCCTGGTACAGGGAGTGGAAGGCTCTGTATAAGGACCCGAAGGGGTTGACGGCTAAAAGCTTAGGGATGTACGATGAGAAATACAATGGATATATCAAGCCCGCTATTGGGTCCATGAAGCTGAAGGATGTGAAGGATGTCCACTTGCAAAAAATTTTGAATAGACAAGCGGGGCGATCCGCATCCCATGTGAAGAAGATCCGAATGGTCCTGCAGGAGATGTTCAAGCGGGCCCGTCAATCCAGGCTGATCCCATACGACCCAGCAGAACTTCTTGATCTTCCAAGTGTCAGTCAGGGGCGTCGTCGATCCATTACAGATGCTGAGAGGGCGGCAATTCTATTCGTGGCAGAGCACCATCGTGCAGGACTTTGGGTCCTAACGCTTTTATATACCGGAATGAGGCCAGGAGAGACGGCAGCTCTTACCTGGTCAGATGTAGATTTTATCAATAACGAGATCCATGTTCATGCCGCAAAGGAGAGCGGTTCTACGTCCATAAAAGGCCCAAAAACTGCGTCTGGAGTCAGAGACATACCAATTCACAAAGACCTTGCCTGGAGGTTGAGGAATGTAAAAGGAAAACCATTTGCGCCGGTGTTTCCAACAGGGGCAGGGAACTTTCAAAATGAAAACAGCCTCCGCCGCCTCTGGACTGGATTTCTCCGGGAGCTGGATATTTATATGGGAGCAGAGGTATATCGGAACAAGATAATACACTCCGTTATTTCAGAGGATCTAACGCCATATTGTCTCCGGCATACGTTCTGTACCGACCTACAAAGAGCCGGTGTCCCTATCAATGTTGCAAAGGAGTTGATGGGGCACTCAGACATCCAAACTACTGCAAACATATACACACATCGAGATAACGCAACGCTACATGGAAGTATTGCTCTTTTAGATGGGTCTAGCGAAAGCGCGGACGCCGGTGGAAAAAGTGGTGGAAATGTGGAAATAGGATAGCATAAATCCATTGAGAATCAAGGAATTATACGGGTTTATATATCCTGATTCCGGTTCTGAATGTTGGGGGTTCGAGTCCCTTCGGGCGTACCACATGAAAACCCTAGAGTCACAAGGACTCTAGGGTTTTTTGTGTCCGATTTTATCCGGAAAGGAAAGCTGAAAACAGCCTATTTTGACGCTTTAAGTGGTGGAAAAGGTGGTGGAACATTTTCGCTCACCTCCCTGATTGATAAGGGTTCTCGCACTTGGCTTGCAATGAATAAATTTTCCTCATAACCCCAGCATAAACCCTCGGGTTTACGGCGTGCAGTGTATCCATTAGGTCATCTATGATAGACCACACTCCAGAAGCGTCTCGTCCAGACACCGCCTGCAGGAACTCACTGTCCCCATCTATTGGGAGGCCATAGCCAGATGACGATGCAGCAGAGCGTTCCTGCTCATAACTACCTAAATCCGGTGATTCTGCTCGATCCATCTGGTTTCGGATGGTATATAGGTCAGCCAGTTTTGCATAGGCGGGATAACTGCTCTCACCATATTCTAGGCGGGCAATCTCGATGTCTATCTCTTTGCGGTCAAGCAAAGGGGGCACCCCCTATCAGTCCCGCTCCAGCTCAGCCATAAACCGGCGGATCGCCTCACGCTCACGCTCGCTGGTCGCGCTATCCATCATACCGCGGGCCTGCTCCATCATAGCCTCTTTGGCATCATGCCGACTATATCCGCCCATCCGCCCGTCACGGCTGTAACCACCACGCCCATCTCTGGAGTAATGGCCCCGGACATAATGCTTGCCACGGTTTGCATAGCTGGAGCCACGGCCATAATCTCCCTCCCAGTCTCCGGCTTCAGAATAGCCGCCGTCCTCCTCCAGGGCGCAGATCTTGTCGATGTTCTTGATAGTGTCAGTCAGTTTGTGGACGGTCTCCAGGTCCCCAGCGGACATCTCAGGCTTTCGGGCAATCTCCTCCAGCTCCGCCGACAGCATATCCTTCAGGTTATACAGTGCTTTCATATTGTTCTCTCCTTTCAAGCCGTCCGCACGACTTCCATATTACTGTTGGCGAAGTCAACAGTTTGGGTGCTGGTATTTCGGGCCGACACGGTCACACAGCAACCACGGGGGACCTCAACAGATGCGGAAACATAGATATTGAAAAAGTTCTCGACCGCCGCCGGGGTGACGGTAGCGGTGGCGGTGGTCAGCGCCTCACCATTGATGGCAAGGGCGGCGGTAATGGCCTCGACGGTTCCGCCCTCGGGGATGGCGATATTCGCGCCAAAGGCTACCCGGTACCGGGCCTTGCACTGGTTGGTATTTCCGCGCAGCGTGATGAGCCCGCTGCCGCCACGATGTACAATGCCGCAGTTGCCACCAATCACGTCCAGCAGAGGGACGTTCTGTCCAGGGGCTACGGTCACAATGGCGGGATTTACATATTCAGCCATGATATTAGTCCTTTCTAAAAGTGGTCGAAATCGACCAGATTAAAATAAACGGCGAGGCTATTGCCCCGCCGATGTTGTCAGTATCGGCACGGGGCCGACCATTTTCCTGATGCCAGGAAAAAGCTATCAATATAAAACTGTCAACAGCCGCAGCCGCCACAGGGGACCTGCACGGGAGTGGGAGGGTTGACCCAATAGGCAGGAGTGGGACACTCCGCACCAGTGCGCCGCAGGATCTCCGCCTTGTTGGCGTCCATGGCGGCCATCAGCACAGCGTTCTGGTTGGCCTGGGATGCCGCCAGCTTCAGCCCCTGGTTCTCGCTCTCCAAGGACCGGATGTAATTGGCGTTCAGGGCATCCAGGATGGCCCGGGAATTGGCATTCGCATTGTCGATGATGTCCCGGGTGGTGTTCTGGATGGTGTTGCGGGTGTCGCAGGCCTGGGCCGCCATGTCATAGCGCACCTGGCCGATAGCCTCCCGGTTCTCGCAGCAGCACTGGGCCAGCTGAGCGGACAGGTTGCAGAAGCCGCGCTCCACGCCGTTGAAGCCCTGCATCATGCCCATGTTGGTGTTGTTGAACCCGTTGGTTAGGGAGTTGGTGATGGCATAGGTGCTGTCACAAATGCCCTGGGTGATGCCGTCCAGCTTGGTCACAACGGCGGAGTGGTCAAAGCCACGCTGCACCTCGGAGCCTACACCGCCGTTCTGTCCGCCGAAGCCGCCGAAGCCGTTACCCCAGCCGCCGAACAGGCCGAAAATCAGGAACAGGATGATCCAGCTGGACCAATCGCCGCCCCACATACCGTTTCCGTTGCCCTGATAGGCGGGCTGAACGGGCATGGTCATCACAGTGCCGTCAGAAGAAAGACTCATTGCTTTATCTCCTTTGTAGATTTATTTTCAAAACCGTGGCCACGGATTTTGAGACTAACTTGCAACTTTTAGAGCAAATATTTAAAGTACACTTTGCTCATTTCCCAAACATCCCTCGGAGGGGTTCAAACATCCCCTGCATCTGCCGGGCCTTCTGCTGGGCCTGGTTCAGCTGGTCCTGCGAGAGCTTCCCGCTCTGAACCATCTCATTGATGATGGCGTTGGGGTCCTTGCCCTGCATCTGGCTCATGAACTGCTGGAACTGATGCATCATGTTGGGACGGCCACCGCCGCCCATGATGCCGAAAAAGGGATTACCCATTGTCCGGTTCCTCCTTTGCCGCCCGCTTCGCGGGCTTTTTTTCTGCGGTAAGAGCCTCCACACGGGCCGCAAGCGCCTCCAAGTCTGCTTTGGTGGCAAACTCTATGCCCTGGGGTGGTTGTTCTGCCCTCGGGACGCTGGTGCGCTCCACAAGGTCAAATACCTTGATAGACGGCTTTCCAGATGCGTCCGCCTGCTTGAGGTAGATGGTGGGGGCGTTGCTGTCCCACAGGGCTACAGCGGAGTTGGGTGCCACCAGATAGCCCATGGCCTCCTGCTCCCCGGACACCCACACCATGCTCTGCCCGCCGGCCTGCTGGGGCGGCTGCTGAACGAATTGCTGAGGTTGGTACTGCGCTCCCCGGAGCTGGGCTAGCTGATCCGGCATGGGCGACTGGTAAAACTGCGGTTGCTGATAGCCACTGTAATAAGGGTAGTTCATGAGTCAGTCCTCCTTGCACCAGTAATAGAGAGGGACCTCCCCGCCGGAGTCCCAGGTGTCGTAATAGTCCCCGTCCATGACGCACACCACATGACCGGACAGGGACAGGATATAGGTGCCGCTGGGGTGCTCTGCGGCGAAATCTGCCACCGTGTAACAGTCCGGGCACTCGTCAGGGATAACGGCCCGCCGGAAGCCCATCTCTCGAAGGTATGCGCCCCAAACATGGTTCGCCGACGGCATATCGCCCATCAGAAAACCTTGCAGAGACAGCCCTATATACGTTGTCTCCCAGTTCTGGCCCAGAGCGGTGGAGATGGCCCGAACAGTGCAGTCCCCCACGTTGCGCCCGTCGGGGTTCTCGTTATGCCTGGCCCACATGGCTGGCCTCCAGTGCGATCACATAAGCCTCAAGGCCATCGTCATCCCCCTGGGCTTTGAACCACATAGCTGTCTCAGCGGCGCACTCCTGTGTCATCCCTGCGGCAATCAGCCGCTCGATCATGTTCATATCCACACACGTCCTTTTCCGAAAATCAAAGGAGGATCGTGGGGAGGGCGGCGACGTGTACCAACCCTATATCCCCACGTCCTCCATGGCTATATTTTCGCACAAAAAATCCCCTGCTGGGCGGCATTCCAGCAGGGGGAGTGTGTTACTTGCGCTCAATTTGTGTGATTCTGGCCGCAGCTCGACCTACCTCATCAAAAATATATGAGATGTGCCGCGATATGGTGGACCGCTCCCACCCGAGTTCTGCCGCAATGTCCGCCTGCGCCCACTTGTCGATCATATATCTTCGGGCGATCAGGTCATCATCCCGGTGCAGGGCAGCCTCATAGATTGCTTTCTCCAGTTCAGAACGCAAAAGAGGCCTCAGAGATTCTGGTATCTTCCCTCTTGCGTTCATCACTGTCACGTCCTTTCTATCTTACTCAACCGCCTTATTGACCATCAGTGCAACCTCTTCCCGGGTCGCCATGCTTCTCGGCCTGGTCCCGTCGGTGATGCCCTTGGCCTTGGCCTGCTCCAGGCCTGCCTGGGCCCACTGGCTGGCGGGCTCCTTGGCCCTGCGTTCCATCCAGTCCTCCATCATCCGGTCAAACCACGCCTGTTCCTCCGTCAACTCCGGCTCCTCCTCTCTCACCGTCCAGCGCAGCACGCTGTTGATCCGCCGGTTTTCTGCGGTCTTGGAGACCGCCCCCTCCCGGTTCTGGTAGTAGCTCCCGCCGCCGTCCAGCTTGAGCACATCTACAAAACCCAGCCCCCGGAACACCCGGGCGGCCTCGCCGCTGTCCAGCAGGTTGGCGGTCCTGGACTGCCAGCCCATGACGTACACCATGCCGTCTCCCTTGAGGCCCACCAGCGTGTGCCAGGTGGCCCGCAGCGGGGAGGTATCCCAGCCCTGGGCGGTGGTGCAGGCCTTCCCGTCCCGCAGCACAGGGATGCCGGACACGGCGTAGTCCGTCCCCTCCGGCACCGTTCGGATCTCCTCCACCCGGGCCTTTCCGCCGGAGATCAGCAGGGTGGAGACTGCCTTGCCGTGCAGGGGGTTGGCGTAGGACCACCCGCCGGAGTCAAAGGTAAACTTATCTCCCTGGAACCGCCCGCGCTCCTGGCAGTAGTGCCGCGTCCACTTGCCTGTGGCCTTGTAGTCGCCCACCAGATGGCCCACGGGCAGGGTGAACGGCTCGCCCGCCTCAGAGTAGTTGGCAAAGTACCCCGCGTTGGCGCAGTTGTCTCCGCACTCACCCTTGGGCTTGTCCACCAGCTCCACTGTCAGGTCCTCTGCCTGCACCGCAGTCATCAGGACCTGCCCGCTGTCCTTGGCCTGGAGATCATACACATCCACCAGCGCCGCCGCCAGCCCGGCCGCAGCCTGGTCGGCAAACCGCTCTGTCAGTATGATGGGGGTATCTGTGGTGGAGTCCATAAACCCCAGCTCGATCAGGGTGGCGGGCATGGTGGTGTAGTTGAGCACATACAGGCTCTGCTCCGCCAGAGGCTCCGCCCGGTTGCCCCGCAGGCCGGTAGCCGCCACGGTATAGCGGTACACCGCGTCCCGCACAACCTTGCTCTGCCTCTGGTGCTTAGGGGCCACATAGGCCACGATGCCGCCGCCGGAGCCGCCGCCCACCCCGGCATTGTGGTGGATGGACAGATACACGTCCGCGCGGGCCCGGTTGGCCGCCGCCACCCTCTGGGACATGGTCACATCCCGCTTGCCGGTCACATCGTCCACCCGCATGGTCTGGCAGTCGTACCCCGCCAGGATGGCCTCCAGTTTATTTGCCACCCGGCTGTCAAGCACCCACTCTCGGGTCTCATTGGGGTCAATCGATTTGAGGCACCGCTTCCCCGGGGTCCCGATGTAGTGACCCGCATCAATGCAGATCAGCATGGGATCAGCCCTCCTGACCGGCCTCCAGGGCGGCCTTGCGCTCCTCGTCCTCCTTGACGCCGGCGGCCACAGCGGCGGCGAAGGCCTCCCGGTCGTGGTCGGCGAAGGCATCCACCAGAGCCTCGTAGTGGTTGCCCACAAACTCGTTGATGGCCTGCTCCGTCATGCCCTCAGGGATGGGGTGGGCCTCCTTGTGGTGGGCCAGGGCAATGGTCAGGTCGGGGAGATCCAGCTCCTCACAGGTGGCAAAAATGTCATAGATGTAATTTGCGTTCATGTTGTTTTCTCCTTCTGTGTTGTCAGTTGTGTGTTACTTACTCAGCTGCTTGGCCGCCTGATTGACGCCGGTGGCTGCAAAGCCGCTCACGATGCCAACCGCCAGGGCGGTCACCGGGTCGGCGGCTGGAAAATCCGGCACCGCCAGAGCCATGCAGGCGATCCCCAGCAGTCCGCCCGCCATGCCGCAGGCGATGGGGATCCACTTGTTGTCCACCCCGGACGCCTTGACCACCTGACCAATCAGGTAGCAGATCACCGTGATGGCCGCCACGCTCGCAATCCCAAAGTCCATAATATTCCTCCTTACTCCTCATAGATGATGTCGAGGCCGTATGCAACAGCGGCATCATGTTCCAGTTTGCATCCACGGGCCTTTTCCCAGCCCTTGCAGAAATAGGCTGCATGGCAAAGGCTCATATTCTCAAGGGATTTCGCCAAGAAGCAGAGCGGGATTTGTACCACACCTCGCTCCACCATCTTATCCTTGCTGTACCATTCA